CCGTCAGGAAACCACGGACGGCAAGCAGGTAGCTCGTGGTGTTTCCCCTAAAGGCGCCATTAACAAGCTCTACCTGACCGGCACCCCGGGCTTTGTGGCGGGTAACCGTTATGGCCTGCCCGAGGTCATCCCCCTGTCCTGGACTGCCTTTGCCGAGGCCCTAAGCCAGGCACAACAACACCCAACCGAACCTTCCAACTAAGCTCTAACAGCAGGAACCTACCCATGGCTACCATGAACTTTGACGCCAGCGCCATCCCCACCGAAAGCCCCCGTGAAGCCTTGCCCGCGGGCGATTACCCCGTGGTGATTACCGATTCCACGGTGAAAACCGCTCGTTCCGGCGGCACCTATTTGGAAATGACCCTTCAGGTTATCGAAGGGCCATATACCACTCGGCTCATCTGGGACCGCATCACGCTCTATAATCCCAACCCGCAAGCGGTCGAGATTGGGCGTCGCCAATTGAGCCAAGCCTGTCATGCCGTGGGCGTGTTGCAGGTGCAGGACTCCAGCCAACTGCACGGTATCCCCCTGGTGGCTCGCCTCAAGTACATGGTCGATGAGAACTACGGCCCCAAGAATGAGGTGGGCGGGTATCGTCCACTGGGCGCGCCTGCCCATGCGCCTCAGCCGGCCCACGCGCAAGCCCAGGCGCCCGCCCAAGCGCCTGCTCAGGCGAAGCCCTGGCAGCAGCCGCAACCGACGCCTGTCGCCGCCTCTACGCCTCCATGGGCGGCTAGGACTTAAGCAATGGCGCCGCTCCCAGATTTGGGGCTGGACCCGACGTTACAGGTGGTGGATGCCGCCATCGTAGCGGCTGGCAATGCTGAGCCACCACGGCCCTATCTCGGCATGTCCGAGTTAGGCCGGTCCTGCGAACGTGCCTTGTGGTACGGCTTTCGCTGGTGTACAGCCTCAAACTGGGACGCGGCAACCCTCAAACGCTTTGAAGACGGTCACCGGGGCGAAGACCTCCAAGCTGAACGCTTGCGCCTGGTCCCGGGAATCGAATTACATACCCTTGATCCCAGAACAGGCGAGCAATTTGCCTGTCAATCGGTCAGTGGCCATGCTCGCGGCCATGCCGATGGCGTCATCCATGGATTACTCCAAGCACCCCATGCCTGGCATGGCTGGGAGCATAAACAGACCGATGAAAAGAAACAGGCGGCCCTGATCAAGGCCAAGCAAGAGCATGGCGAGAAGGGCGCCTTAGCAGCCTGGGATGGCGTCTATTACGCTCAGGCAGTGCTCTACCTGCACCTACTGGGCCTGACCCGTCATTACCTCACCTGTGCCACCCCCGGCGGACGGCATACCGTCTCGGTCCGCACCAATGCCGACCCAGTTACCGCCGAGGCTTTACTAGCCAAGGCGCACCGCATTATCACGGCACCAGAACCCCCAGCGCGGATCAGTGATCGCCCCGACTGGTACCAGTGCCAATGGTGTCACCACCGTGCTCTATGCCACCAAGCCCAAGGCGTCACCGTACCACAGGTCAATTGCCGTACCTGCGCCCATGCCACCCCCGAACTGGATGGCGATGGGCGCTGGTCCTGCGCCCGCTATGCCACCGATCTTCCGGTTGACGTACAACGTCAAGGCGCGGAGTGCGCCCAACATCTGTTTATCCCCGCCCTGTTGCCCTGGCAAGCCGTGAATGCCGACGAGGAAGCAGGGTCCATCCGCTATCAAGGCGACAGCCCCGAGCATCAGCCGGTCAATGGACCCGGCGGCTGGCACAGTAATGAGATCGCCGCCAATCCAGGATTATTTGCTGATCCAGTAGCGAGTCAGATTCAGACGACGTTTAGCGCGAGGATTTTGTGATGATTAAACGCAAGATTGTTCAAATATCAGTTTCTGCTGGCGATGACAATAATCACGATATTCTTTATGCACTTGATTCCGAAGGAATGGCATGGAAGTTAATCGTGAAACATGGCAGTAATTGGGAGTTAATTACACCATTGCCTGAGAAATTACCGTCATCATTATTTCCCAACGCAAGGCGCAACCAATGAACATCCAAGTCAACTGCGAAACCTGTCCGCATTGGGACCTGACCACCGTTCGTTACCGGGGCAGACCCGAAGGATTGTGCCGGTGCCAGGACAGTATCGACGTGCGCCGCTATGTCAGCGCCTACCACACCTGCTCTCAGCATCCAGGCTATGCCAAGTTGAGCATCTACGAGAAAGACGCAGAATGATTCAGCCACGACCCTATCAGCGGGAGAGCTTAGACGCTCTTTATGCCTGGTTCCGGGCGAATCCAGCCGGGAATCCCTTGCTGGTTTTGCCCACCGGGGCGGGGAAAGCAGTCATCCTGGCCCTGCTGGTGCAAGAAGCCATCCAGCACTGGCCCGGGACGCGGGTGCTGATGCTGTCTCATGTCCGGGAGCTGATCCAACAGAACGCTGACAAACTGCGCACCGTCTGGCCCCAGGCCCCGTTAGGTATCCATTCCGCCGGGCTGAAATCCCGTGCCACCTTTGATCCGGTCATCTTCGCCGGCATCCAGTCGGTACATAACAAAGCCTGGCACCTGGGGCGTTTTGACCTGGTGATAGTCGATGAGTGTCATCTAATCAGCCATAAAGCCGTCGGCACCTATCGAACTTTCCTGGCGGAAGCCAGAAAGATCAACCCAGCCTTGCGGGTGGTCGGTCTGACCGCCACCCCTTGGCGGACTGCCTCTGGCAGCCTGTGCCATGGTGACGAGGCCCTGTTTAGCGCCGTTGCCCATGAGGTCCCCATGCTAGACCTGATCCGCGATGGTTACCTATCGCCCCTGGTCAGCAAGCGCATGGCTACTCAACTGGATGTATCCGGGGTCGCCACCAGACAAGGCGAATTTGTCGCTAAGCAACTGGAAGCCGCCGTAGATCGGGAGGAAATCACCCAGGCGGCTTTAACTGAAGTGCTCGACCTGGGCCAGGAGCGCAAGAAGTGGTTGGTATTTTGCTCTGGCGTCAACCATGCTGAGCATATTGCTACGGTCCTACGTGAACGCGGCATTAGCGCCGGTTGCGTCACGGGACAGACGCCCATGGTCAAGCGCGATCAATTGATCAACGATTTCAAGTCCGGGCGCCTGCGGGCCTTAACCAATGCCAATGTCCTAACCACTGGCTTTGATGTCCCGGATACCGATTTGCTGGTGATGCTCAGGCCGACGCAATCCCCCGGTCTTTTCGTGCAGATGGTCGGTAGAGGGTCACGCCAAGCGCCAGGTAAAACCGATTGCCTGGTTCTTGATTTTGCCGGCAACACCCTACGTCATGGCCCAGTTGATCAGGTTAAAGCCTGGATACCTATCGCTAAACAAGTGCCGCAAGCGGCGCCGACGCGCACCTGTCCCGAGTGCCAAACCATCTTATCCATTGCTGTGCGCACCTGCCCGGAATGCGGCTATGAGTTCCCGGTTGATCTTACCCCCAAGCACGAAGCCAGCGCCTTCACCTTGCCCATTTTAAGCAGTGATATCGAGACACGCCTGGAGCGTCATGCGGTACATGAGGTGGAATATCAACGCTGGCCCGGACGCATGGGCGGACCGGATACCTTGCGCGTCACCTATCGCGGCCCCTTTATGCGCATCGCCAGCGAATGGGTCTGCTTCGAGCATACTGGCTATGCTCGCATCAAAGCGATTTCCTGGTGGGCACAACGCGCACCCGGCACGTTAATCCCTCATACCGTAGCGGAGGCCCTGGAGCGACAGGACGAATTACGCGCACCATCCGCCATCCGGGTCAATGTCAACAAAAAGTACCCCGAGATTATCGGCTATGACTTCCATTCCGTTGCCAGTTATCACCCTGCCATTAACGCCTGATCGCCAGGAGGAGTTACTACATTGGCTGAACTATGCCGTCAAATTGGTCGCCTCCTTGCCAGTAAGACGCACCTGTACCTTGTGCGATCAATTCAAACCCGAGGCATGGTGTAATGTCTGGAATGATAACGTACCTGAATCCGCCCAAGCGGATGGTTGCGATCAATGGGTGCCACTGATTCCCTTTTAGCAAGCCCCGAGCCTGGCGGGCCTGAACCAACAGGATGACCAGGCGCCGCCAGCCGAAGTGTGCGGTTTCAGCTAACAGTCGGCACCCCGGGCTGATAGGAACCCCTCCAAAAGCCGTCAGTGACCGGGGATTTAACCAACAGATAGGATAACCAATGACCCCCATCCGTCCCTTCTCTAGCTGGCCCGACGCCAAACGCGCCGTGCTGGAAGCCGGCTTTGAGCTTATCCAATCCGATGGCCCCGAGTCCGTCGGTGGGTCATGTCATTATCACAAAGCCGACACCGACGAAACCGTCGTGGTATTGCTGAACCACGGCAAGGGGCACGTGTGGCGGAAGAAAAAGAGAGAAGACAACCATGAAAATCAGTGAGTATATCAGCGTCCTGCAATCCATCGCCGCCGAACACGGCGACCTGGAAGTTGAAACAACCGATACTATGAATTACAGAATTACCGCCAATCCACCTCGGCTAGCGCATCGGGCCATTCTCAAGCCACGGGAAAGGAAGCCGAGGTTCTATACGGATTATATGTTTCAGCCAAACGCTGAAGCGGAGCGTAAAGGCGAAGCTGTGTGCCGGATAGGCTGAGGAGAACGAAGCATGACCCCATCAAAACCCCTCCTCGGCCCTTGCGATTCCTGCCTGGAAAAAAGTGCTGAGATGCGCGCCGAATACTGGAAGGCCGAACACTTAGCGGCAAACAGAGAGATAGAAGCTATGAGAGCGGTTATAGATGCCGCTCGCTGCATACGCCGACAGTTAGACGGTAACGGTGGTATGACCTTAAACGGGGAGCTTGTTAATGCCTTGTGGAGGGCATTGGCTGATTACGACTTGGAGAGCAATGATGACCACTAAACCCCTTCTCGGCCCCTGCGACTCCTACCAGCTTGAGCCCTTCGCCTACGAATGGGCCTGGGCCATGGCCCGCTAAAAAATTGACTGTACCTTCCCCATGAGATACATTACAGATTCCAGGCCAG